TTTTCTTTTGGAATTCCAAGTCTGGTTTTTGAAAAATCTGTATCAAATTGTGTTGAAATGGCACTTCCTTTATTTAAACCCGACATTTCTGTAGCCAGACTCTTACGCGTTTTGGAATTAACCACCGCATCATAGATAGTAGCCGGGTAAATGGTTTGTCCGCCTTTGGTCAGTTTATGCATTTTTACCATAATATTCCTGTTTTTAGCCTAAGTTCCGACAGAACTGTACGGTAAGTGAACCGGAAGGGAGTATTCACATCCCCATTCAAGTTTTTCTCTATGATCTTAAAATCGGACTGATAATTAATTCTCATAATACACTATAATATTGATGTTACATCATCTATCTCCTCGGCTGTCAAGATGCCGGAAAGGTCAACACTTCCACCGCCTCCGGTTGTTCCTGTTTCGCTCCATACGCCTCTCTTCGTACATTGATATATAGGACCCGGTATGGTGTCACCCACAACAGCCCAATCACCCACAACAGGAGATGGAACAGCCGCTTTCAGTGATTCAAGAGTAGGGAACAACCCCTTGTTGCGGATACTGTTCTGCTTGACCTTCTCCACTTCGGTGGAAGTCTTGCTAAAGTTATTGTTAAGACGGTCTGCCGTTTCGCTCCAAGTTCCCGTTTTGTTAATAGTATTCAGTTCCATATCACTTCTTTACTTTTAAAGTCCCGTTTGTCACGACTCCTTCTACTGTCTCATATTCCACATATACCTGCCCGGAACTGACGTTATCTTTAGACGGCCAATTACTGCATTCAATATTGGCCACATACTTAGACACACTCCCCCCGTCATATACCGGTTTCATCCCAACCAACAGAGTTTCGCCTTTAGAACCATAGAAGGATACGTTATTGGGATTAAGAATGATATCCGTATTTTCCACATGATTCTGTATTCTGATACGTTCCGGATATACAGTCGTTTCTTGTATCAATTGGTCCCCTACATATTTCCGTAGAATCAAATCACCATACTCCCATCCGTCTGATGATGTGTCGAACCTTAATATCAAGGTGGCATGTCCTTCAGTCGTGTACATTTCAAGAGTATTTTTATCCGGATCAATGACAATGCGTTTCCCGTCAACAGATGTTTCTACTTTTCCGCGGAAAAATCCGCCCAAGGCTTCAACCACACCGCGGAACTTACCACCCAAGGCATAAATATAGCCACGAAGGAACGTATCGCCACCATGAGTGGCAACGAAGTTCGCCATGTTCGCCCATTCCGCATCTGTGGGCTGGTAATCAGGATCATTACGGAACCTCATTACAGTCAGAATCGCCTGTTCAAGTTTTCCTCCTGCCCAAAATGCCACATCATCATCGTCATTGTATATGCCGCTAACTCCGGCTGTGACCTTCTGTAACTTGCCGTTCTTGTAATTACCCAGTTGGATCATATTGGCCAATATCAAACCGCCAAGGATGTCCACAGATCCATCCTTGATCGCACTGGCGATATAATTGATTGACTGGAAACCGGCTGTTGCCTTGTCATTGTCAAGAATTGAAGGCTTCCAGTCAGTAGCGATGGTTCCACGCTCTAACTGAAGGTCACAAACGGTTGCGGTACCACTGATAAGAAATATACCACTGCCATTGAAGGTGATCTTATGGGTATATCTCTGATAAGAGGATGTGAGAGGTTGAGAAACACTGAAAGAACCGCACGAAACAGACACAGACGTACCCTTTGCTTTATAACTGATAACATAACTTTCTCCTTTAATCAATGATACGGACTGGGACAAACTACCGATTGCGGCAGAGTACCCGGAGCCGGCATCACTGTCCGCAGATACGGTAGCCACTCCCGTCCAATATTCCAGTTGCTTGCTAAAAAGTTCGGTATCCGCCGATAGCTCGGTAGCGGCAGACAGGTCCTCTGTTTCATAATCTCCCGTAAATCCAGAATTGCGCAACAGATTGACACTACCAACGGCGGCATTGTCTATCGCATCCTTAGCCTCTTGGGCCAGATCAGCCGCCGCCTGTATCTCATCCGGAAGACCTTCCATATTACGCCATCCGGTGGAGCCTTTTTCGATGTGGAACATACCCTTGATATCAACACCTTTATCCTGAGTGTATTCCATGTAAGTGGTCCGGTCCTTGTCGCCAATATATGTATCTCCGTACACCTTCATCCGGGCCTTGCCGGTAGATTTGTCAAAATCAAAAGAAATGACATCTTTCCCGGTCAAGGTAAAATCATTAATACCCTGATACATGATGATGGACGGAGAAACTTCGTTCACCGAAGAGAGAATTATCGCCGCCTGTCGGGTGATATCGGTCTTATGACCTAATCCCACGATATCATCACCTGCCACCGGAACATCGTTCTCGACATTAGGATCACACACGGTCTTGGACAGGTCTATATAATTCTCACCTACTGCTGTGACCAACCGCCAGTAATAGCGGTTGCCGACATGATGCGAAATGCCTGTCTTGATATTGCACTCCTGTGCGATGGCGAGAGATCCCGGAGTAAACTGGTTCTCTATCTCAATTCCGTCTTCCTCTTCCTTGAAATAACAACGGTAGACATCATCCAACTCATCCACACGGTTGCATTTCATGCCTGCATGGGAAATCACCTGCTCGCCACCTACATACGTCTTCTTCTTTACTTCAAGCTCGTCAAAAACGGCTTTGACCTTGACATACAGATAATCAACAACAGCCTGTGACATACCGTTCTCAAGTACAGTAATTCCACTACCGTTCTTACCTATCAAAAGACCTTTCAAGAAAGTGATCAGACCGTTGGAGGTGTCGCTATTTATCTTTGAGATAAAATAACGGGATATTCTGCCAAGAATATCTGACACGTTGAGAGAGGCACCCATCCTCTCACCTATGATATCCCCGGCTATCTCTGTAATCGTACTTCTCAAAGCGGAAACATTGGCGGACAACTTATCTGTTAGCTCCACGGATATATCATACAGGCAATTTTTATCCGCCTTACAAGTAAATGAGTTCACATACATGAAGTATTCCTTATCATTATACTTTATGTATATACGCGAGTTCTCATTCAACAGACCAGCTAACATACTGTTTTCTGCAAGGAAGACACGTGAGAAACTTACGGAAAAAGAGAACTTCTCATCGTTGTTTTCAGACATATACTTTATCAACGCCTCATCTAATCTCTTCTCGGCGGCAAGCACAAGAGATTTCGGCATTTTAATACCTGTAATCACAAACTTATCCCCAACAGAAGGTTTATAGTTATTTGTGGCATTAGGCATAACAACCCCGAAAGTTGTATTGTCCTTTTTTACAGCAATCCAAACCTCATTTGTAGAAGTGTTTTGTTGGCTTTCTACATATTGGGATGTTTGTGAAGTAACCTTCTGTTCAAAATCTCCTGCCGGCAAGTTCCCGGAAGAATCCACCAATACAGGATTGAATGCCCTTCCCGGTTCATTGTCCTTATAGGTAACTCCTATTTCAAACTCGCAAGCGGCACAATTACCCGTAGTCATATTGATTACAGCCGTACCACCTTCCAAACCTTGTTCGAACAGGTTAAAACCGTAATCCCCATTATATATATGTAATTTTATGTAGAAATAAGAATGTACATACTCATCCGTGCCATTGAATATATTATTCCCTTCTCCTGTTCCTAGTTCGTCACTATCGTTATCATCAAAAGCAATATCCGCAATCTCACCAAATAACTGTCCCGAAGCGTTTGTTACATTTTCTATGGTAGGCTTTATATCGCTAAAATCTACCTTTATCTCTTTTACTTTCTTAGAAGAATATGTATTTTTGAAAAAATAGTAATCATTTGTACCGGGTATTTTATACGTATCGTTAAGTGCATTGTAGAATCTTTCCGCTCCATTTGTTTGTCTATAAATGGAAGGCATAAGGTTTTGCGTGCGTTCTATAGTACCTTTTTCATCATCATTCGGATAGTAGAAAGGGATGTTGTCAGAACTACCAACACCAGTAACGCGATTAACGATCTTATAATTGGCGTTTGTCTTTTTAATTGATACAAGCCCTTTCTTGTACTCGAAGGGAGTAGAAATCACATTCTCTGTATATCCTATGTGACAAACCTTACCTACAAAGTAATAAGGAAGTTCGTATATGGTATATATGGACTGTAACGCTTCTGCAAGGTACACACTGTCAAGAGAAACAAGTTTGCTTTCAGAAGTAATATCTTCATCAATCACTACCGAATATCCGATACCCGATTTTGTCATTGAAGCGTTAAGGCGACCAACAAACTCGTTTATATCCCCCATGAACTTGACGGAAGTGGAATTGGAGTGATACGTGTCTTCTCCGGCTGTCACCACGTCCATGAAATATACGTTCTCCAGCACGATACGTTCTGAAACGAATTGAAGCTCATGCTTGTACATGATACTCTTGTTGTCCTTTGAGGATGTAGGCACTTGGTCAATATAATATTTTTCCCCCCTAAACTCAACAAATTCTTCTCCTGTCCATAGTTCGTCTAAGCATGAAGGATAGTTCAGTGTAGCGGTCAGTGTGGGAGTTCCTGCCATACGTTGTGCCGTATAGGTGTACTCACCTAATTTTGCAGGTATATCAGCATTCGGAAATTTTACTTTACTTCCTTGCGTATCAAGCTTTAAAATGTACAGACTTTCCTTTTCCATTTATTCTTTTACCACATCAATTTGTTCCGTAACTCCTTTGTCCTTTTTTTTGCTGTTTCTCCAACAGCTTTTGAGCCTCTTCCTTCTCCTTTGCTATACGTTGTTCTTCATCGGGAACGGATTCGGTGTTTTTCTCAATGGCTGTTTTTGTGGAAAGAATGCCGGCTTGCTTCATTGAGATAAGTATGTTGTTATATTCCGTTGCGCTAAATGGTTGCCAAATCTTGAACTTACAGCTAACACGAAGCTTGGCAAATTCAGTAACGGCATTTACGTTCTCGCCTTTTTTCACCAATTCTTTGGCCAATCCCTCCTTGAACAGGCGCATCATCTTGTCTGCAAAATTCTGCCATTCAATCACACCTTGCTGAGCGTTTTTCAAGTCCAAGTCACGGGTCAATGTGATAGCCAACCCGCTAATATCGCCACTTGACTTTACATCTTTCGGCAAAAGGAAAGTGCAGGAGGTATTTATCTGTATCTTCTCAAACAAATCTTGTAGACTATCAAGCATCCCTTGCGGACTTGGAGGCGCTTTGAACTCCGCACTTCCGTTTCCATCCATTGACTTGTCCTGCAAAATGATACTCCCGGCAAGTTTCTTTGTCGTTTCTGACAAATTGCCTTTGATATACAGAATACCCCAGCCGTTCCGTTTCTGAATGACAAAGAAAATGTTGTAGATAATCTCGTAAATCTCGATAAGGCTCTGACCGTTGTTCCACGCCACATTACCGCGTTTGGTACACAATGGTATCTCGCTGAAACCGTGCAATATAGGACGTTCTCTTACAAAACCGTCATCGCCTGCTTCTTCACCGTCTATCGGTGTGTGCATACGGTACATGTAGGTATCATCGTAACTGTCAATGTATTCCACACCGCCCGCATCGGCATAATAGACACTTTCAAGAAGCCTGTCACCGTTGTTGTCATTGTGTGATATGATTACGTAACCATCTTCATAACTTATCAGGCGGCACTTGATACGTCCTTTATAGTCATAATAGAACAGAAGTCCGGCATCGCCTGTGGCAAGCTGCGAACGGACTGCCTTTGTACGCCATCCATCCATATTCCTGTCTACCCAATACTCCTTGATTGTGGAATAGTTGGCTTTATCTTTCTCGGAAGGAGTGCCACCTCTCAAAGACAATGTACAGGGATTTCCGCAAAGGTAGATTACGTGGCTCGCCAGTATCTGTTCTTGGAAAGCTAATGCCGTGCGCTGGAACTTGATTTCCTGATATCCCCCATCTTCTAACTTCACGCAAATGCTCGGCAAGTTTTGATCAAATAATACATCATGGCTCATCGGGTCAAGTTCTTTCAGAAACTTTTCCTGCGAAACGATATTCTTTTTTACATTCGGAAGCCTTGCCGTGCGTGTATCGGTAATGGCTGCGGACTGACCGTCGGAATAGTCGTTTGTAGAGCAAGTGTCACTTCCTCTGAAAAACGGTTTCTTCTGCAACAAGGCATTTACGTTCCGCAATAGATATGTTTTTTTCTCTTCCCGTGTCATTTTTCCGCATCAATTAGGTTGTAATACTTCATGCAGGCTTCCTTGCTCGGCATTGCAGAACACTCTCTCGAAGTCCATTTGCAGATAATGTCGTGCTTCTGCGGAACAACGATTATTCGCTTCTGCCCCTCTTCCTCTTCAATATTGAATTTATCGTTCAGCTTCACGCGTGCATCCAACACGACCTTACTTGCTTTGATAAAAGTGTCTGAATCTCCACTTGTTTTCGCATCGTCAGCAATCTGTTTCATCTCCGATATTTCTTTCAGCAACGCTTCTCGGTTCTCATCTTTAGATATGGTAGTGATAGCACCGATGCCGAAAGGTTTCAGCTTCTCGGCAAGCATGGATAACACCTTGTTTGAAGGCTTTTCATCTTTTTGGTAAGCAACCTTTGCAGCAAGAGCCTTATCTACGAAAGAATCACACATTATCAAATAGGCAACATCTCTTACCTTTGCTTCAATTCCTTCTGTTTTAAGGGAATTGATAATATCCTTTATGTCGTTATAGCTTATCATGTCCTAATACCATAAATGTTCATCGTAAATACTTCCTTCTGTCTGTGCATGAAACGCTTGTTTGGTTTCTTCTTCGTGATTGTAATACCCTGCTTGAATCTCATTTCCGTATTCGATGTTAGCGCACGGAAACATTCTCATAGCGCATGGGTCTAACAAGTCCATCGACCTGCCTTTCCCCAACATCTGATTCATTTTCTTCTTGTTCCAAAGCCGTTTCTTTCCGCTCTGCATATCGTCAAATCGCACAACAGAACATTCTTCCATAAACTCGTTCTCAACCGTCACTTTGTATTTCAGGTTCTGGTGAGTGTAAGTCTGAACGGCAAGTTTATCGTCAAATGTCAAGTTACCTTCCTCTATCATCTTGCATAATCTGATATAGCACATATCCTTGACTGTCATTGCGGTAAGTTGGTAAAGCCCGAAAGGTTTATTTAGTGAGATATAAGGTACTGCATCGGGAATGTAATCATTGAAATACCGTCCGGCAGTCGCGTCAAAAATGATATGGCTTTCGGCTGTTCCATGCTCAAATGCAAATGTCTTCACTGCCATAGCGTTTTCTCTCGGAGTGGACTTGCTAAGAATGAGAATGTCGTATGCGTGAAATCCATCCCATGCAAGTGCAACAAGGTTGTCTGTACCATAATCCGCCAAATCCACGGTAATCCATTTGTCACCGTTTACGGCAGGGTTGTTGTTGAACACGCCTTGTGCGGAAGTGGAAGGGATAGGTATCTTTTCGTCAGAATCTGGGTCTGCATTATAGTTTACACCGATAAGCCCAGCAGCAGAGCGTGTACCAGAAGCGGCAACTGAACCAACGTACCCTGCATTGCCTTCCATTAGAGCTTCATTTTCATCAACTGTGCCCTCGTATAAGGTAAACGATTTAATAAAGTCTTGATATTTTGCTTTACCTTTCAAGTCTTTAATCAAACTGTCTATCTGTATCTTGCACTTAGCGTAAACTTCTTCTTTTGAATCCCCCCAAATCACATCATCAACGGTAGATCCAGCAACAAAAAAGAATCTGACTTTCCCTATTCTATCAGGGATACCCTTCCCGTCAACTCCAACATACCAATCTATGAATCTTCTCGTCCAATGGGTGCGTTTAGGATTGAATGTTGCACGGAATTTCCCCGTGAATGTTTTGCTTTTTCCACGATTACGGGATTGAATGTACGTAAATACCTCCCAAGGCATTTCGGTAAGCTCATCAATGGCAATCGCATCGTACTGCCATCCTTTCGCGCGCTCCCTCATTCTATCTATATTCGTTGGGTCTATATAAGTCAAATCGCAGTACGCTCCACTTTGGAATGATATACGTGGCGTGTCTGCCTCTTTAACTTTTACATATTCCCCGAATATGTCCTTGAATGTATCAACAAATCCTCCTCCTGCTTTTTGGTTCCCAAGGCTTCTACGACTTATTAAACATCTAAAATCAGGGTCAAGCATTAACGGTTCAGCGAATCCAAGAACAAGAGAGTATGACTTCCCGTTTCCGACCCCGCCGGCACCGAAACATATATCTACGTTCGTTGAAGCAAAGTAGGTTTGGAAACCTGGGAAAGGCTTCTTCACTATCGCATTATGTACTTCTTGCTCTTTCATCAAAAGCAAAAATACCTCTTAATAATAAGGTAATATATACTTAAATCAATATCTATTTATCATAGTGATAAATACAGTGATTTTTTTATAGTTATACCTTTTTATTAAAGCATTACTTTCGCATATAATCATTATAAAACATATAGTGTATGAAGTTTACGAAAGAGCAATTTTCAGAAGCACTGAAAGTGAAACTCACCAACAACGGCAAGAAAAACTTAGCTATGAGTGAGAGAAGTTTCAACGGCAAAGTAGAAAGAATCTACAAGCGGTTGGAGAAAGCGAGTGATAAGGACGAGTTGGAACTGGATGATGTTGTTGCCGACTACTTGGATGACTTACAAGAGGACGATAACAACATACGAAATGACAACTCAAAATTTATAAAAGAGTGGGAAAAGAATCATCCGAACAAGGACGATAGAAGTGATAAAAAGGATGACAAAGGAGACGAAAGCAAACTGGATAAGTTGCTCAAAGAACTCCAAGATTTGAAATCAGAGCGTGAGGAAGAGAAAAAGGTAAAAGCTATCTCAGACAAACGCAATCAACTCAAATTAGCCTTAAAAGGGAAAGAAGTCAAGAACGAGGATTGGATTAACGACCAACTCGAATTGATTCACATTGATTCTGAAACAGATGTTGATGCTCTCACAGAAAGACTGGTCAAGAGCTACAATAAGTTTAATGCTAACACTCCACCCGACATCACTCCAGGCGGCACGGGAGGCGGTAAGGAAAAGACCGATGACTTTGCCGATGTGGTTGCTGTCGTAAAGAAGCAATCGCACAGAGAAGAAAAGTAATAATAATTTAAACCAAAAAGAAAATGTCAGATTTTTATCAGCAAATTCTATTGAACAGTGGCTACCTTCCCGGTAGAGCATTGGTTCAGGCTCGCGGAAGCATTGGTGGACACCGCTATGTATTCGTGAAGTTACAGATGAGCGGAAAGGACGCACTTGTATTTCCTACCAGTGGTGGAATTGTTAAAAACCCATTCAAAGGTAATGCAAGAGCTTTTGCCGGAACGCTCGCTGAATATATTCCCAGTAATGGTTCTAATGGAAGCGAAATACGTATCCTAAAATCGTATGCGGTTGCAAAAGCTACAACTGAATCTACAGACACGGATATTTACCTGAAAAGAGACGGATATTCTCTTATCCCATTCGTAGGAGATATCCTCATGGTAGCACCTTCTACATTGACAGGAAAAGGCACAGCGGTAACAATTACAGCCGTTGAAAAAGCGACTGACGGAACGGCTGGCGATGTTTGGAAAGTTACATTGAGCGCAACCCTCGGATCATTAACAACTTCATCTGTCCTTGTTGAAGCGAAAGAAACAGGCTCTGGTAAAGAAGCGATGGTTACTAATCCTAACTCATACCTTCCCTGCGACTTTGATTTTGTTTTTGACCCAGCTACATCCGAAGATGATTTCGATGGTGCAAGATACCTTATCACTCCTGCATTGGCATTAGGAGATGTATTCCTCTACGAAGACCGTATGCAACCTCTTTCGGCTGCATTAAAAGCTTTGAACAAGAGCAAGGTTAAGGGTTGGTTTAACATTTAAAATTGACGAGACTATGCCTAAATTTGATTTTAATAACAGCAGATATGCAAGATTTTTTTCTGACAAGACCAATCAACGTTTCTTGCAATCCTTTGTCAATACAGAAGGTCTGCTATACACTAATTATGGTTGGTACAAGACTCAAGGCGTAAAAGCTGGTGCTCCCACACCTACCGCCCCTAATGGCATCGCTACTTTTTCTGTGAAAGGACGTGACTTGAAAGCCGCTCCTTTGATGGATTTGCGTGCACCTCTTGGTGACAGTAATCAAATGGATAAGGACGGCCTGTACTGGTACACCGCATCCATTCCTGATTTTATCGCTCCCGGTTTCGTTGAAACAGCTATGGAACGTGAAGCAAAAGAACAACAGTTTGAGTTGTTTGGAAACGATGCCGATTTGGTAGCCGCTTGGGTACATACATTACAGTCCCAGCTTGATAGTGCGGACGCAACCATGAACTTCATGACTGCACAGTTAATGTCTAAAGGTAATATTGACTACCGCAATATCGCACGTGGTATTCAAATTCCGTTGCACAAAGCAGACATTCCGGATGAAAATTTCACTAAAGCAGGAACTAAGGTGTGGACTGACGCTGAATGCAAGATTCTGAGCCAAATGGCGGAAAAGGAGAAAAAATATCGTGAAAAATGGGGATATGAAGGTGCAATGGAATGGCAGGTTACACGCAAGATGTTTTACGAAGTAATGTTGCAAAATGCCGAAGTTAAGGAATTGATTGAAAGTTTCAAGAAAAATCCTTTAGCTTACATCGCAACAACCGCTACTGCGCCTACTACACGTGAGTTGTTCTTAGCAGCTTTCCGTGATTATCCCGGTGTATCTCCAATTGAAATTGTAGAAGAGCGTGAGCGTAATCTTACCAATACTGGAGACACATTCGTGCAAGGTTGGGATGATAAGATTGCAGTTCTCCGTCCTGCCGGATATGCTTGTGAGTTTGAATACACCAATAACTTAGACAAACAGATGTTTGACAAGTATGGTTCAAGCGTAATAACTAAAATTTTTGCTCAGGCTAATGATGGTCTCTGCACGATTGTGAATACAACGACAAACAACGGGCTGTATAAGGAATGGCATACGGATGTGATGATGTCGGCTTGTCCTGCACTGAAAACATTCCGCAATCACGTCATTGTAGACACAAGTCAGGCAGACGATTAATGTACAACACATTGCAACAGTAGCATTTATGGAAAAATCATTTGACCCGATAGCATACCTCAATGGGCTTACGAGATTTGTCTTTGAAGATGATGCGCTTGAAAATATCGCATACGAAAACGGTTTGATGTTTATTTCAGACCGTTCCGAAATAGACGAATACACTAAAGACCATTGCCTTATCGCACTATATGAGCTTGTCATTAACGGTCCGTGGTCTGTGGCTTCATCATCACTCCAGCATGGCAGTTATAGACAGGACGTAGGCAGTGAAACGGTAACGGCTCCCATAATCCAAAACTTGAAAGACCGTCTGAAAGCACTGTACAAAAAGTATGGTGAAGAAGAAGCGTTGGGAAGCATGGATTCGGGTAGTATGAGTTGGGTCAATGAAAATTCATTAGATGTATAGCTTATGCGTTTCAAAAGAAAAGCAATAGCAGAATATCCGTTTCATGGCATATTCTACACCGTGATAACGAAAAAGCCGGAGGACGGAGACCTTCTCGGTAACGGAGGATTGCTTGATGGTGATTTGCTAGGCGGTGAAGATACGGATGGTTCTTTCAATGCGAAAATAACTGAGAAAAACGAAGGGAATACGGAAACTTTGGAAGAAACCATCCTTCTTGAAACCGAATGCGATATACAGCAAGCCTCCAAGATGTTCAATGGCGGCACTATCATGGCAGACTATAACGTGTTTTTCCCATTAAAAAAAAGTAGCATTTCACCTGTAAAAATTGGAGATATGTTTAGATGTCCAAAGGAAAGTTACGGAATAGGCATTAACGGTCGTGTTATAGGAATGGAAATTAGCCAGCTTGGTGGCGTGAAAGTTAACATCAAAATGAGTGAAGTAGGTTAAGTATGGCAAAGACCAAGCAAAGTGCAATCACCCGTATTGTTGATTTACTCGCAAACGAGGGACAGAAGATAGTGGCCAAGGAACTGTCTAAAGTTTCCTATACCTACCGAAGCCTCAATTTGAGAGATAGTTACGGTTGGGGAGTATATGTTGACGGAAAGCTTGCCAGAAAGGGATATACTGCCAGTTCTCCCGGAATAAAGAAAAAATGGTATGGTGAGGAAATTACCGGTTATGAAGCAGTGGTTGAATACTTGGAATCCAAATATAAGCCACATCCGGGAATTGATTTGGTAGTTGTAGCCGCCATGCCTTACGGAGAAATACTACAAAATGCAGAAGGTAACGTGAAGAAGAAATATGAAGTGATAGCAGTGGCACGTAATGAAGTTAAGGCATTATCACGGAAATTCAAGAACGCGAAGTTCGGCATTATCAGTCACGGTAAACAAGACAATATATGAATGATTTATATAAAACTGGCAGCATGATAGAGAATTTTCTATCCATGTTACTTACAAAAGCAAAGATTTCATCAATAATCTCTTTTGATGAAACACCGCTGACAATAAGTAGTGACAGCACGGACATGATCGTTGTAGATGTTCTTAGCGTGAATGATTACGGAGGAGAGGCGAAATGTTCCGCCAACATATTCCTCTATGCGAAGTCCACGGACAGTTTGGGATCAAAGCCAGTAAAAAAACTGTTCGACATGGAAAAAACACTATTCTCGGCAATTGACCAATCCAACGACAAGCATTTCGTCATAACAAGCTGTGAACTGATAGGGAAAGAAAGTAAAAATTCCGGAAACTTCTATTGCAATGTGTACAATATCGGGATAACAATAAGATAAACAGATTATTAACAAGATAACACTTTAAAATTATGACAGTAAAGAACACAGGCGCAACAGCCAAAAAAGTTATCAAACCTTCTTATATCGTGGCAACTCTGTTCACTGGTACTGAAGAAGACGACGTGCCAAAGGGTGACTCTTACATTCTTGAAGATGTAGTTGAAGATACCACTTCAATCGCTCAAGACGATAATGATGTAAACGACATCGAGTGTGAAACTTCCGACAGTCCTATTCTTTCCATCGTGAAACTCGGCAAATACCAATTTACAGCTGAGGTCGCAGATACACAAAAAGATCTGCTAATCGCTCTCATGGGATTTACGGCTGGAACTACTGTCTCTACCAAATACTTTGCTCCTGCTCAATACAAGAAATTGTATGCAAAGATTGACGTAGTGTTTGAGGAAGGGGAAACGATGACAGCATTTGTGGTTCCAAAATTACAACTTAATTCCAAGCTAATGCTTGAATCATTAAACTCCAATATTGGACGTATCAGTCTTGCAGGAACAGCGTATGATGCAAATGTCGCCGATGGAGCAAAGACTATCAGAACTCCGTTTTATGTGGATTCCGCTTATACCCTACCATCGGCAGGATAACCCATAATAGATAAGAAGATTGTTTTACAGGGCGGTAGGCTGGATATGCCGCCGCCCTTCATGCTTATAATCATGGCAGTATATAGAGCAAAGAAAAAAGATACACAACCAAAGAAAGACGCTGTAACAGCTCATACTCCTGTATCCAATGAATCAATGGAGCGTTTGGCAAGGATAATGAACGACAGCCCAAGTATTATGAAACTCCACGGTACGGAGTGGTGTATCAAAGGATTAAAGCCCGGTGTTCAATGGCTTATAGCCGAACAAGCGTGCCGGATCGTCAAAGGAGAGAAACTGAGCATGGGAGATGTTATCAAGGAGTTTGCAGTAAATCTACCAGCAGTGGCACATGTAATAACGCTTGCACTTCTCAATGACAAGGACAGGATATTCTCTGATTATGAGAAAAAAGAACTTTCAGATGACTACCACAAAGTCTATGACCTTCTAATGTGGGGGGAATACGACATAAAGGATTGGGCTTTATTGCTCGGTGAAATCCTTAACCTCATAAGCACGGATTTTTTTTTCGAGAGTATCAATGTGATTCAGACCGTGAGGGAGATGACACTGGCGAGGAAGATGAAGAAAACGGAACAAAGCTGATAATATCCCGTACCGAATGGGGGCAGATGATTGATTTTCTGCGCTCCAACACTTGGTGCTCTCGTGAAGAATATTTATGGGAAATGACGGTCGGGCAAGTCCGGTTAAGCTCGTTTGATTTTTCCCATGTAGAATACGGAAATAAGGATAAGAAAAAGAAGAAGGTCAACAAGATAAGTTCGGTTGACGATTTGAAGAATTTGAATGATTTGGGTATGCCCATAATTAATAAAAAAGGATAACGATATGCCAGATAATGAAGCAGGAGCATTCCTCAACATAACACCCGATGTATTAAAGAAGTTGGACAGTTTCGATGAGAAGCTGGAGAAGATAGAGAAACATGCACATACGGCTGCGGATGCGTTGAAAAACGGGTTTGGCAGTGTGGTAGTAGATACTTCCAAATTGGAGAGCGCAATCGCTTCGTTAGCCAGCAAGATAAGTTCGATTGGGTCTAAAGGGAATCCGTTTGAGGGAGTAAGTAAAGGAGCTGGAGATACCGAAAAGAAAACCACATCCATGAACGAAAGCCTTTCACGTGCAGCAGATTTACTGAATCGGATAGGTGATAAAAAAATAGGGCAAGGTTCGTTTAGCGGATGGAATATAGCCGGACTGAAAGAAAGTATTTCTGACTTGAAAAAGTTTGTTGAGAATACACAGACTATTTCAAAACAACAGCAACAGACGGCCGTTAATGCCATGCGTTACATGAAAATGGAGCTTGACTACCAACGCCAAACTGACGAACAGAGAGTACAATCGGCAGAGAAAACCGCACAACGAAAAGAAGCAGCCGATAGGCGTGCGGCAAAAGCAGCAGAACAATTAGCGAGACAGCAAGAAATAGCTCAACGTACTACGCCGCAAGGTGCATTGGACTATTCAAGAAACGCCAAATATTTGCGTGACCAAGTAACAGCCATAAACTACTTGAAGCAGGCTCGTTTGTCTTTAAACACTACAGATGCCAACTACAGGCAGACACTTGAACAGATAAACCAAGCCATCGCCAAGCACAACCAAGCCTTGCAGCAAGCAGGAGTACAATCGCAGCAACTGGCCACACGCCACCGGAACCTAATGGATACGGCTGGGCAATTAAGCCGTCAGCTTGCCTTGGTGTTCTCCGTATCACAGATTGAAGGGTATATCAGTAAGTTGGCAAATGTACGTGGAGAATTTGAATTACAGCAGCGTTCCTTGGAAGCCATTTTACAGAATAAAGCGCAAGCAGACCAGATATTCAACAAGACCGTCCAACTTGCTGTAAAATCGCCATTCCAAATTAAGGAACTGGTTACATTCACAAAACAGCTTGCAGCATACCGTATTGAATCGGATAAGTTATATGACACGACAAAACGACTTGCCGATGTATCCGCTGGTTTAGGTGTTGATATGGGCAGACTTATTCTTGCTTATGGGCAGGTCAAAGCGGCAGCGTATTTGCGTGGTACGGAAGTTCGTCAGTTTACGGAAGCAGGTATCAATTTGTATGGAGAATTGCAACGCTACTTTGAAGAAGTTAAAGGCGAAGCATATACCACTGCCCAAATTGTGGATATGATTTCAAAACGAAAAGTAACCTTTGAAGATATTGAAAACATCTTCAAACGGTTAACTGACAGCGGAGGATTGTTCTACAATATGCAGGAAATTCAAGCCGAAACTTTGCAGGGTAAAATTTCCAACTTGAAAGACAGTATTGATGTGATGCTTAACTCTATCGGTAAGGCTAACGAAGATACACTGAAAGGTTCTATTGATTCTATTAAGGTATTGATTGATAATTGGGAAACAGTTGTCGAAGTGGCAAAAGCGTTTGGCATTGTAGTTGGTTCAATGGTTTTACTCCCTAAGATAAAAGCCGCAGCAAATGGAGTTAGCTTGCTTTCCTTTGCTTTTACAAAAGCAGAAACCGCATTACGTTCTTTGGGATTAGCGTTCAAAACATCATTTCCGTTAATAGCACTTGGAGCAGCTTTACAACTTGTTAATGAGTTGTGGAATGTGCATTCTCAATACAACAAAATGTTACGAGAAAGTAGCAATAAATATTATACAGCTCAGTTAAGAATAGGAGAAATAGACGAAATAGCTAAAAATGATACAAGAAAAGCGTTATCATCCCTTGTAAAAGAGATGAATAATGAAGGATTTGAAATAGAGATAAAGCCTAATATATCAGAAAAAGAAGCAAAAGAACAGTTTGAAGAGTGTAAAAAACAATATACAGAATTCTTGGAAGATATTAGGAAGATTGAAGCCAACTATGCAGAAAACAGAAAGAAAGGATGGCTGATAGGTAATGATGATATTGAAACAGATTTAGACGAATACGAAAACGCTTTCTATGACTTTATAGCGAAGGGTAACAAAATACAAGCTGAATTATTAAGGATTTCAGAAGAATCAACCTCCTTAGGCAAAGGAGCAAAAGAATACATACAAGAACTAGTAAAAGGAAAGAAAGAAGGAGAGAATTTAATTGACTACTACAAAAGACTTGCAGACTACTTGGAGAAGTTACAGAATGGTGTTCTTTTTGCAGGTAAGAAAAGTTCTATCGCCAGCTCATTTCTTGGAACAAAGAAAGATTTGGAGAAAGATAAAGAAGAAGCAACTAAAGAAATACGTGAAATCTTTGATTCCGTAAATGATGAGGTAATAAAAGGTAATAAGACAAGAGAACAATTTAAGATTTTAATAGATAAAGGAGATTTTTCCAAACAATGGTCTGATATAAAGAAGCAACTTGCATACGATATATATAACTTGGGAGATATAAAAGTTCCTCTTAGACCAGGAATAAATCAAGAAGATCCTCAATCAAACCCCAAACATGAACGTGACATATTAGCAGAACGCATTTCTCTTATCAAAGAACTTAACAAGGAATACGAGAAGCTGAATAAGGTAATGGGCAGCGATAAGGCAGCTAAGACAGTCATGGAACGCTACGCATCCCAATTGAAAGATGTTCAGATGCCTAAAAATATCATAGGGGAAGCATTCTTGCCTAATAAGGAAAATACGGCAAAGGCTTTGCAGGAACTTGCAAAGATTATTACTGACTTTAGGAAGAAGATAGGAGCACAAAAAGATGCTAATGTCTTGTTTGACGAAAAGGATGCAGATGATTTTAAAAAGCAGCTAGACAAAACTAAAGATAACATTGAATCCATGTTCAACAGCTTAGACTTACACCAGAAGCTGAAAGATGCAGGACTGTCCGAAGCCGAAGTGCAGGCTTTGTTCCCCGGACTTGCCAAGACCTTGGACGATGTGCAGAAAGGAATTGAAGCAGAATATCAGAAAAAATTCCCGAAAGGCGAATACCTTATTGCTGATACCGATGCCAACAAGCAATATTTAGCAGACTTGAACAAGCTGAACCAGCAGCGTATAAAGAACAGTCAAGACCTTGTTATCGAACTGACTAAAGCTTATAAAACACAGCTTTCAGACCAGTTGCAGTTAGATATGTGGTATTATAAAGAAAGAAGCAAAATTTATACAAAAGTCTATGATGAACAAACAAAGACGTTTAAGGATGTGCTTACAAAAGAAATGCAAGAACAATACAGCAAAAATTTGAAAGCACAATATGACAAGAAATCGTCTGAAAATACATGGAAGGCATTTAAGGGTACAGATACCTATATGAATATGTTCGACAACTTGGAAAACGTTTCAACAAAAGCCATTGAGAATATGAAAGCCAAACTTGAAACGTTAAAAGAGCAGATGAAGGATCTTGATCCATCCCAGCTAAAAGAAGTGATGAACTTCTACAACAAAATGGATGAACAACTTTTTAAGAGAAGTCCTCTGGAATCGTTCTTAAAATCGTATGAAAAAATTAAAGAACTAAAGTCACAAGGTATAACAGAAGAAGGGCTTCTACAAAGAATTGCTGAGAATGACATTGAAAATACAAATTTACAACAGCAAATATCTGACCTTAATACGATTATAGCACTAAAAAAAGAATCTATTGAAAAAGATTCTGTTGAATCATCATTTATTGAAAAAAACAAAGATCTTTATAACCAATCTATTTCCGTATTGGAAAGCATGGTTAAAGCAAAACAAGACACGATAAATGACAACAATAAGGAGAATGAAAATGCGAATAAGAATTTAAAATACTTCAAAGATGCAAGAAGCAGCCTTGAATACATGAAATCCGCCTGGGATTCTGTAAGAAATGCGGGACGACAGGCAATGGGAAGCATAGTGTCTATCCTTGAAACAATGGGAGAAGACACCGATAGTACAAGTATGAGGTTGTTAAACATGGTCGGAACTATTGGGGATTTAGTTATACAGGCAGTAATGTTTCAATTGCAATTAGGACTTTGTACAGAAGCGGCAAAAGAGATGGGTGTTGCCATGAATGCTGCATTAGGACCAATTGGATGGGTACTAATTGCATTACAAGCTGTAGCCACCATTCTTTCATCTATATTCGGCAACCATGACAAAGATTTACAAAAAGAAATAGAAGAACATGAAAGAAAGATAAAGAAGCTGGAACGTGAATACGACAAGCTAAAAGAGAGTATAGACAATGTATGGGATATAACAAAGCTACAAGAATATGGAAATGAACTTGATGAGAACATAAACAAACAGATAGTATCTCTCAATGCCATGATAGCCGCCGAAAGAGACAAGAAAGATACTGACTGGGATAAAATAAACGAATGGCAGGAACAGATTGAAGATCTCAGGGATACTTTGGCTGACAGTGCTAATGACATGATAGCGGAGCTTGGCGGTGTAGGTTCCGATGAAAATTTCAAAACATTGGCTGAGAATTTTGCATCGGCATGGTTGGAAGCGTTTCAAGAAACAGGGGATGGCTTGTCTGGACTTCAAGAAAGTTTTGATGATTTTATGGAAAACTATGTAAAACAACAGATACTTCTAAGATTATCTGACAAGTTCTTAAAACCTATGTTTGAAGAATTTGACAGTCTAATTGCAACAAGAACAGATATGGAGCAAGAGGATCAAGAAAGGTATTTTGAACTTCAAGCCCAAATAACCAAGCTAAGAAACACAGCCAATAATTCGGTTGTGAAAAGTGTCGCAAAAAAGGCAAATGCCGCTGCTGATGAGATAGAAAATAGTGAGGAATATAAAAGACTTCAAAAGGCATATACGGATTTTTTAAAGCCGAATGATATTAATACCGAAGCCATCAAAGACTGGTCTGACAAGATGAAGGAAGTGTTTGGTGAATATAACGAGGCGGCAGAAGAAATTTTTAACCAAATAGGATGGGAACCCGGAGGTAAAGCAAATCTGTCCGCTCTCACCCAAAGCATACAAGGTATAACAGAGACTACTGCCGAGGCACTTGAGGCATTACTAAACTCTATCAGGTTCTTTGTAAGCCAGCAAACTACTGACATAACAGCTATCAGAAATCTGTTAGACGCTCGATATAGTTTGGAATCACAAGCTGAAACAAACCCCATGCTAATTGAATTGAAAGCGCAGACGGGATATTTGGAGATTATTTCAGATAGAATAGACCGTGTATTCGCGCCAAATTCAAATTCAAGGGGAGCAGGACTAAGAGTATTCATAAGTGACTAATTAATTAATACATTTAAATAATCATTCTGATGGTAAGAGATAGTATAACAACCCAAGCCATACCGGGTGGCTTCTCCGTAATAGTAAGCGGTTTTATAGCAGAATCATTGGAGCACATGATACCTTGGATTATTGTATCATTTGCGGTAGTGATATGTGATTTGGCTTTTGGAATAAGGAAAAGCCTTTTGATGGGCGAAAAGGTTCGTTTCTCTAGTGCAATACGCCGCACAATGGGTAAACTTGTAACCTACTTCGCCTTTGTTTGTATGGTTGTCATGATAAACATTGCATCCGGCAGCAAATGGGATATAGACATATACTCCTGTTTGCTAGTTTGCTTCATTGAATTTTGCTCTATCATATCAAATATATTGAAGCCCAAAGGATACAGCTTTAATATGCTTAAGGCGTTAGGTCTGTTTGGTAAGAAGGTGCTTGATGTAGAAAAAGAGGATATAAATGAAATAATAACAGAAAATAAAAAGGAGGAAAAGAAATGAGTTTAATTGATTTTATTTTTATTGCGCCTTTTGCACTTTATGCCATAATCTACGCATTTTCGGTAAAAGAATCCTGTAATTCCGATGAATCCATAGAAATATGACGTGCATTTAAGCGCTATTCTTAATACATATTCATGCCCGTTTAAATAGCTTTCTGGCGAACGCAGTAAAAGAAATGCAGCTGTCAATGTTGGCATAATAAGTATAGGTATTTCCATATTAAACCTGTATCGGGAACAAACGGAACATAAACATAACAAACAAAAAGAATAATAAATAGATAATGTAGACGCAGATATGGCAAAAATTACTTGCAAATAAAGCTCTAAGGATTTAAAAGCAGGTATGTATAAATACATTATAGTAAATATTAATGGTAGTTGGATGAGAAAAGCACTAAACACATTTTTCTGTTCAGGAGTATAGCTTCTAATAAGTTCTGATAAGTCCATATTTTTTGCGACAAAAATAATAGTAATTTTATAATTTAAAGATAAGGAGGAAAAGAAAAATGGCTAATATTGAACATTTCATACCATTTCTTATAAAATGGGAAGCTGGTATAAGTAAGAAAAGCAATGAAACCAATGAGTCTCTTTTTCAAAGAGCAAGAAAAACAGGATGGGCTGATGATCCCGATGATTTAGGAGGACAAACTATGGTAGGTGTGACAATGGCTACCTATGAGGAATATTGTCGTAGAAAAGGTTATCCCAAACCTACGACCGAAAGGTTGATGGATTTGTCATATAACGATTGGAAAAGTATCTTGAAGATGTTGTATTGGGATAGATGGAATGCGGATGAAATAAAAAGCCAAAGTATAGCAGAGATAGTATGCGATTTTGTATGGGCTTCTGGGGCACATGGTATTAAAGTACCGCAGGATTTGGTTGGTGTGATTCCTGATGGCATTGTCGGACCTAAGACACTTGCCGCAGTTAATTCCCGTAATCCCCGTGAACTGTTTGATCAGATCAAGATTGCACGGTTTGATTTCATCGAGGATATATGCCGGAAACGCCCAGCAAACAACAAGTTCAAACGTGGTTGGATGAACCGTATCAACGATATAAAATTTGAGGGATGAGACAAAGGATCTATATATGGATTGCGATAGCGATAGCATTGCTATTGGTACTTATTTAAATACAATAATATGAAATGGCTTCCTTATATATTAATAATTGTACTCGCTTTCGGTTTAGGATGGTTTGTAAAGCCATCCCCCGAAGCAGTTATAGAGGAAAGAACGGATACGGTGTTCAGTACAAGTATCATTATAAAGAGAGATACTGTAAAGTATTATCTTCCTTCTCCAATACTGTGTTGGCATGATGGTGATACAATCCATGTAGGAGACACTGTTCTTCCTGTTGAGCAGAAGATATACAGAGATAGTGATTACATCGCTTATGTGAGTGGTTACAGACCTAACCTAGATAGTATCTATGTTTGCTCTAAAACACAGACAGTAACAAACGATATCTATCACACGGTGAAGATAAGACCTAGAAGATGGGGTCTGGGGATAACAGCCGGTTATGGATTTGGCAAGGATGGCTTTTGTCCTGCGGTTATCGCAGGAATAAGTTATAGAATATGGTAATCAACAGAAAGGAGGTAAAAAGATGAAATAGCAACATCAAGTATTATCCGCCACAGGTAGAAGTGTGGCATATAATAGAAAAGCTCATTTAATAAAAGTAATTCTTTCAGGGGCTTAGAATCAAAAAAAGCCCCCAACGTTCAAATAATTATTGCCACATAAAAATTTGAAAAAGCATAAGACACCGTACGTTGGAGGCTTAATATCTTCAACACGGTATCTTATGCTTTGTTTATGTATATATCAAGTTTTTTTATGTGGCATGGCAAAGATAAGAATAAAAAATCAGAAAAAACATGTGCAAGTCAGAAATCTTTGCCAAAATAATTAATATTGTTTCAAAAGAAACAGAAGTGTCTGTTGACCAAATATTATCGTCTGATAAGAATATGGAGACAGTGGATGCCCGGTATCTTCTTGTATCTCTTCTTTTCGAAAGTGGCATGTACCCTTCACAGATAGCCGCTCATATCCACAAAACCAAACGTGCAGTCAACTACATGATATCTAATTTCCATGAGAGGATAGAGAGTGGGAAAATGATGAGAATATATTGGGATAATATAAAGAATTTGTTGGGAAACAACTGATTTTACATGAGTTACAACATATGTACTTTTGCATACGGTCAATTTTGACCGGGATACAAAATACAAATACTTATGGAAAGAACTTATGTTTTTAATTCAGACGGAGGCAATGGAGGTTCAGGCGGTAGCAAGCTTGACATTACCGCCATGCTTCCCGGAATGTTTGGGAACAAGGGGATAGACCCTAACCTGCTTGCCTTGATGAATAACGGCAACGGCTTTGGAGGACAGGACGGATGGTGGAGCATTATCTGGCTTGTTGTGATAGCAAGTATCTTTGGGTGGAACGGCAATGGTGGCGGTTTGTTCGGTGGACGTGGAGGAAACGGAGCTAACGGACTTCCGGCAGAATTGGCAGGAAACGCAGGACGCGAATTGTTGATGCAAGCTATTCAGGGTAACGGTAATGCTATCTCTCAATTGGCTTCTTCATTCAACTGCTCTACCCAACAGGTTCAGACAGCATTATGCAATGTGCAGAATAGCATTACACAAGTAGGTAATCAGGTGGGATTGTCAACCAACCAGATTATTAATGCTATGCAGTCAGGCAACCAGTCTATTCTTACTCAACTTGCCGATTGTTGCTGCAAAACGCAAACAGCTATTGAAAGACAAGGCTATGAAGGACGTTTGCAGAATTGCGAATCAATGAATGCCCTTACCAATACAATGAACAACAATGCATTGTCATTGCGTGACGGTGCTACTGCCAACACGAATGCTATCCTTGCTAAACTTGATGCAATTCAAAATCAGGCATTGCAGGACAAGATCGCATCTCTTACTGCGGAAAAGGCTACTTTAACAGCCGAAATATCCCAGCGTAATCAGAACGCCACTATCCTGAGTGCAGTAGGACAACAGATTGCTCCTTTGGCAGCCGGATTGCAGGCATTACAAAGCGATGTTGATGGAATCAAATGCAAGCTCCCCAATACTGTGAGTGTTCAATACCCCAATTTAACCGCTATTAATACAGATTGTTTCCGTGCAGCCGCCTACGGTGCATATATGGGTGACGCTGTATACGGACGTAGTGGATGTGGTTGCAACAACTACTGGGGTTAATCCGGTAAGAAAGGAGGTAGATATGTGGCCTAACTTTTTTACAGGATTCCCATCCCTATTCCCATCAATCGGAAGAACAAATTTCAACACTCTTCCTACGGTGGCTGTAACAGTCGGCACGGAGAATGTTATTTTGGAACTTCCTAACCACGCATTCCGTAACAGGGATTATGTTGGAGGATTCTATATCAGCCTCCGTCAGGCTATACCTGCCGGCACGACTGCTACACTTCCGATATTGATAGGAACTAATGGGGACACAAGACCGTTGATGGCTTATAACAATGAGCCTGTGACTGTTGCAAACTTGGCTGGAACCGGCATCTATGAGATTCATTATAACAAGTACACCAACGAATTGTATCTTGTTAATGGAGGGTACAGACCGACAACGGCTCCGGCTCCTACAGTAGAAACCGCTTCTTTACGGAGCAAGTAATAATTAACATGGAGTTTTGTGGTGGTTCCCAAAATGGGAATAACCACACTCCTTAAAATTAAACAATCATGTTTCAGAACTTACGAGTAAACAGTACATTATATCTTCTTCATAGAGGTGCAAATCCAAGTTTGGAATGTGGGCAGGTCGTTAATGTAAGCCCCATAAAAACCATATATAAGACTGTTCCCAACATGCCTTATCCACAGCCGGTACAGGTTATTGATTTTGTCGTGAATATAAACGGACAGAATGTCAATTTGCAAGAGATACCGGCTAATGCCAATATTGCCGATGATATTAAGACAGGGATGCTGATTACAGGGTCAAGAGACGAAATGAATACTGAGGTCCTTACCATGAAGCAGAAAAGTGAGGATGTCCTAAAAAGTGTGGAATATCATCAGAACTTTCTTAGGGTATGTGACCAGATGCTTGCCATGCTGAACCCTGAATTTGCAGCCAAGCAACAGCAGGAGCAGGAAATATCCGCATTGAAAGGGCAAATGTCCAATATGGATAAGAACATGCAAGAAATGAGCAAAAATATGGCTGACCTCATTGCACAGAATCAGAAGTTAATGGAACAGCTCGGAGTGGTTGAAGCATCTAAAAACAAGAAATGATTATGGGAATGTGGGAAATATTAGAAGAAGGGCGTGACGATTACGGACGCGGCTTCGGTATGAGAGGTGACGAAGTGGAGGAAGCCTACAAGGAAGGCTGCCGCAAAGGTTACGAAAAAGCCATGAGAGAGATGCGCGGAGAGATGGGTTTCCGTGATGGTGGGAGAAGTTATTCAGGTGGTGGAAGCTCATCCGGCATGGATGAACGCAGATACCCCGGATACTTTCCTGAATATCCGCGTATGGATGACATGGGCGAACGCAGACGCAGACGCGCTAACGGTGAGTTTTATTAATGGTGGAGGGGTGGAATGCCCCTCTTTTTAAATAAAGGTTATGGAACAGAGATTGGATACATACAGCAGATTTCCATCGGGCATGAGGGAATATCTGGAAGCATACGGCTTTCATTTCAGCAAGAAACTTTATGAATGGGCCGTTTCAAAAATGAAGGTGAAAGACGAAGCCACGGGCAAAGAGAAAAAGCTGGAGCCGTGGAGCAAAGATGAAGTGGACGATATGCTGAAAGCGAACGGAATTACTATCGAGCACGACAAGGGTTATGACGTTGCTTATGTCGCAAACATGCTGAAAGCGGATTTCTATAAAAAATCATTGGTTGACGAGGCACACTTGTGCAAGCATATAAAATGCTACCTTGATGATATTGATGGCGATCCTTGCAGGGCGTTTGACGAGTTCTTTGCCACCTGTATAGGTAAAGGGATTCCTGTAATCTGGTCGGATGTGATATGATTGTTCAGGAGTTCTACATACCGAAATATGGAGACTGGCACGTCAAAGTGTATTATGCGGTACACACCTATTGGGCGGATCGGATTATTATGGACCTGTACCGTATAGGATGCAGGGGGGATTCCCTCAAGCGTGCGTATCGCAATCTGACCGAAGGCAGAATGAATACCGGTCTAACCTATTCGGACTACAGGAAAAGAGAGACAGTAATGGTTATCTCACTAACCTCTACCCCCGAAGAGTTTCAAAATTCGTGGGACCACGAAAAAGGTCATTTGTGCCGGCATATCTCCAAGGCTTTCGGGATTGATCCTTATGGAGAGGAAGCGCAATATCTCAGTGGATATGTCGGTCAAAAGATGTTCCCTGTAGCCAAAAAGTTCTTATGTGAACATTGCAGAAAGGGAATGGAAAAATAATAATCGAACAGAAGCGTTCTTTGACTTGTTGGAATTACCGTTTTTACAAAATAGTCGTGAAATTATATACATAAATCCAATAAAATTATATATCTTAATTATATGATATTATTGGAATAACAAATACTTTATTCTATCTTTGAGCCGAATTTTAAATTATAGATGGAAATGGAACAAGAAAACAACAATGCGATTCTTTCTTTTGAAGACTTTAAAAACCAAAACGGCATCGTTTATTGGTGGGCCTCAGAAGTAATGGTTATGCTTGGATATAATGATATGAAAGCATTTTGTAAAGTTCTTGACCGCGCGACAAAGGCTTTTGTTTCGCTCAACATTCCTCATTATGAAAATATAATAGCTGTGAAACGCAATAATAATGGTGTTGAGTTCCAAGACTTCAAACTTACACGTTTTGCGTGTTATCTTGCTGCTATGAATGGCGATCCAAAGAAGCCAGAAGTAGCATTGGCGCAAGCTTATTTCGCACAGCAAACACGAAAATTTGAATTATACATTGAAAACAATCAGGAAATAGACCGCGTGCTAATACGTGAAGAACTTGCAGATGGAAACAAATCTCTCGCTTCAACAGCAAAAGCCGCAAATGTTACTGATTATGCAAAGTTTCAAAATGCAGGTTATCTGGGTATGTATAATATGGAATCGTGGAAGCTTGAAAAGAAACGTGGCGTTAAAAAAGGAAAGCTATTTGACAGAATGAGCCGTACCGAACTTGCTGCCAATCTATTCCGTGTTACCCAAACCGAAGAGCTTATAAAGAGTAAACAAATATCTGGACAAGCTAATTTAGAACAAACACACTATACTGTTGGAAGACAAGTCCGAAATATAGTAGAACAAAATACTGGGCGCAAACCTGAACAGTTGCCACAAGAAAAAGAATTGCCTATAATTAAAAAAGCTCTTAAAATGACAGCAAAGGAAATGAAAAAGATTGATAAATAATTTTTTCGAATTGTAGTTTTGTTCTGCAATCTAAAGGTGCAAAAAAAGATACCCCCCATACATCTACACTAGTGAGCTACGGTCAACGTAGCCTTTCAATGTATCAAGGGCTATCTTCATGGCGCAAAGATAAAATTAAATATTCAAAAACGCAAAATAAAGTAACTATTTAGCATTAAGCGGTAATCCCCAACGGGTTTTACCGCTTTTTTTATGTTAACAGAATATGGAAGAAGATAAGTTGAACATATTGCTTGAACATGCTGATGATGTGCCTCACTGGTATTTCTGTCGTTTACTTGCTGTGATGCGATGGAACGTATAGAGAGGTTCATTTATAGACTGATACCCTTTGTCGTGTTGGCAAGGGTGATATCGTTGTGCCTGTAATGAAAGGCACTCCACTTGCAATAAGTAAAGTGCCTTTTGATTTGAACGTTGGTCGAAACCTCAACGTGTGTCTATACTAACATGTGGCAATATTCATAATCCAATACTATTTCTCGGATATCCTATTTATTTCTTTGTAGATACATTGCAGTGTAACCACATCGTTTTTGAACTCATCTATGGTATTACAGTCTATCAGTGTGGCATAATTGAAAAGCACACGTGCTATATCATCCGCAAGTTGCTTGGGTGATTGCCACTCGTTAAAATACTTAGTAAGTGAAGTAAAATCGTATTCTTTCTTGTTTTCGTTATTTGTTTCCATACTTCTAAAAATTAACAATGTTGCGTTTTTGGGTGTGAAAGTTATGCACTCCATGTCAATGAAGTGCTATAATCATACACTATGTTTGATTGATTATACTATTCTCGCAAGTTTTCCGTCAGACGGTTTACCACCAAACAGGTGATTGATGTAAGCCAAACCTTTCTGCGTGCAAAGCACTACCATTACTATAAATCCAGGGTGATTTTCACGTGGGACGGGCTTTTCTTTCATCTCGAAATATCCTGCATCAATGTATTTTTGTTTTGGTTCATTGCGATTGGCAAAGAATACTCCCAACTCTCTTAACTTCTTAAAAAGAGTGTTTCTTCCGAAAGGTAGCCCGAGTATCTTTGCTGCCTGTCCTATGTCGCACTTTCCTTCCATCGCAAAGGCTTTGTCAGCAAAGTCGGCTTTGGGCTGGAGTTTCTCTATTTGTTTCTGCTGCTTTTCATTCTCCAAAGCCAAGCGTTCTTTCTCTTCTTCGGCTTGAACCACCATTAAGGCAAGTTCTTTTCGGGAAAGCTCGTGCTTGTTTTCCTCACATGCGATAAAGTATTTTCTCGCTTGCTTCCCACGCTCGTTATTCTCAATCATGGATAGTTCTTTTGCCATGCTGATTGAGAGAGCGTATTCGATTCGTGTCGTAGCTCCTATTTCTCGCTCCACAATTTCGGTGAATGATTGATAATCAACACCTTCAATAAAATCATAAGATTTAATACGGTCTTTAATCCACGTTGAAAAATCTCTTTTACTTTCAAGAAAAGCATGTAAATCACGTGCATTAACGGCTTTCTTACCGTTGTTATCACTAATAGGAATCAGTTCATTCGTTGTGTTAAGCATATTTATAACGAATATGATAAAAAGAAACCCTCCGTAGGTGTGCTTAACACAACATACGCAGGGCATAGAAGTTGCAGATTGTTTCCTTTCTGCCACCTTAGAGGGTTTCCCAATATCTTGTACAAAATGTATTCGCTTTATTTTGCCCAAGAATTATTATGTTGTATTAAGCACTGCAAAGTAACGCATAATTTTTGTAACGGCAAAACTTTACTGTATGTTTTTTACATAAAAAAGCCACGATAGGGTTTACCGTGGCTTTATAGATTAATTTTATTAACTCCAATTACTCCAATATCATTCTCGCATGTTCCATCATATTAGGAACTTCATTTGAAATACTCTTAGATGTAGCGTCTTTTGGTGCGTACATTACTTGTATCATTCCGCTCTGAACCGTAAGAGCAACCATCATATCCCACTTGCCAGACATACCGTTTACGAAAATAAACATGTCTTTATCATTATTCATTGTAGCAGGAGCATATCTTTCCAACAGAAAATCCATAATATCATCTGTGTATTTATATTGCAATCCAAATCCACAAGCGTTCATCTTACCGTTTTTGAATGTGTATATGATAGCAACACCATCCTTACTATCCTTATATCCCAAGGACGTAGCATTATCAGTTACAAGTTCCCTTTTCTCCTTAGCCTTTATATCAGCCTTATTTGCTCCAAAGTCCAACACAGGTTCAACAAATGTATTATATTTCGGTTTCACTTCTACGGCACACTTTACAGTTTCAGCACCATTGGAAGCTACAATAAAAGTTTTTCCAACATGACCGCCTTCAACAATACCGTTACTACTAACCTTCGCCACAAACTCATCCTCTGAACTCCATGTAACATTATCGGAAGCGATTAACTTAATCTCATCCTCATAATACAATGAAATTTCCGACTTATCCAGTGACAAGCTGTTTTCATCATCATCCGAACAAGCGGTAAACACCAACATAGGCAACATTGCCAGTAAAAACAAAATTTTCTTCATGATTATATAACTTTTTATTAAAACGCTGCAAAATTAATAAACTAATATATAATAATTAAGTCTCGTGTCAAGAAAAAGAATATGCTATATAACACAAAAATCCCCACCAAAATAATTTGGTGGGGAAAATCTTATTTGATAACGCCAAATTCTTTTAGCATTTTTCTACTTATAGTAGGACTTTCTTTTACAGTCTCAATAATCTGCTTCATCAATTCGCTTTTGTTATTGATATTTCCTCTATAAGTATTCCTGTTGAATTTATCCCTTTTAGCTCTTATAAGATTGGTACAGTTGACAAATGAATCGTATAACAGGAATGGACACTGTTTTACCGTTATGGGCAAATAATAATCAGTCAGAATATCAGGGAGATTACGGTTTATTTTAGAATTTATTACCAAACCTCCTATTATGTCTCCGTTTTCATCAAAGCCAAGCACTACGAAAAATTTATCACGTGTATTGTCTCCGTTTTTTGGGGTTATGCCATTACTACCGTCAAGTGCAAGCATATAAACATCCCCAACTTTTATATTGTTTTGTATGAGCTTGTCCCCCAAGTCACCAAGAAGATCTCCTATGCTTGTCATAATAATGCGGATTCTATGGAGAGATTTTCTTTAATATAATCCAACATATCGTTGGTAGCCATTCCGTCTTTTGCCATACCTAAAACGTCCATTACTTTTTTCCCTGAATTGCTATAAGCTCTGTTCCATTCTTCTCCATGTGATTTTTCTCTTAACTCTCCATATGGCAAATAGGCGTTTTTTTCTATTGACCTGTCGATTTCCTCAATATCGGCTTTTGACAGGTAATCCAAATCAGCCTCCCTTTTTGCAGTCAGCATATAATACGCATCACAGTCTCCCTTTGATACGCTTCCGTCTATCATGGCCTTAAGTTCTTTGTCGCAATAACAATCGTTCTTGATGCAGTTATATAGAATAGAAGGAACCGGACCGTCAGGCAAAGCACAAAATTCATCAGTAGTCATGCGGAAACCATACTTTGCCAGATATGAAATATTTGCAAAATATATCACTTTGAATACGTGATAATAATCCAATCCTTTTGTCTTGTTTAGAATATACAAAACAATTTCGGTCAGCTTTTGTTTGTCAAATTTTGTCATATTATTCTTAATTATTTGGAACAAAAATAGCATAACTTTTTGATATATCGTTCACAAATCAGTAATTCGTTTCACAAAGTATGTTTTAAAGCATACTTTGAATATATTCAGTGCGTCTATTAATCTTAGTCCGTAGGGCAGTTAGGCGATTTCGGGTAAAGGGCAGCCCGGTCTTTGTCAAAATACCCCTTGCGTTCAATCGTTCAACTACCTTGTCAATATCTTGCGGAGTATTGCAGCCTTCCAACATGGCGGCTATCATATTGTTTTTTTCATCGTTCATCGCTTCTTTCCTCCGCTTTTCCCCGTTCGCCTTACCGCCTTTTGCCTGACCTGATGTAGTACCGCCTAATGATGTACATTTGTTTCCAGCTTTGGAAATGAAATAACCGTTTTCCTCAATTTGTTTTTTCTTTACTTCCAATGCTGATTTAGTTCGTTCCTGTATAAGTTCTCGTTCGAGTTCCGCAGCAAAGGAGAAAGCGAACAAAATCATTTCGTCCATCGCTTTTATCATACCACAATTCAAATCAATGCCCATTTGGACGATTACAAGACGAATTTTACGCGGTTTTAGTTCATCATTGATAAGTTTGTTTAAATCGCTCATAGAACGCCCCAAACGGGAAATTTCGGCTACTATCAGCATGTCTCCAGCCTCCAGTAATGGAAGTACATCAGTTCCTAATTTCCGTTTCTTATAGGTTACACCGCCGGATATTCCTTCTTCCGTTATCACAATGTCGGATTTTAAACCGTTTCTTTTCAACCATTCTTGGACGGTTCTGTTTTGTTGCTCCAATGTTTGTTTGTCAGTGGATACACGACCATATTCTACTACTTTCATAAATTTCCCCTCCTTAGATTAAATTCGCTATTATATTATTCGTTTCGTTGTTCTTGGCTTCTGTAAGCCCTAATTCGGATATATTTTGAAGCGCAATTTCGCATTGTTGGCTAATGTATGAGATTTCATCGGCATCAATATCACGGCTATCGTATATAAACGCTTTCGCCAGCTTGATGGCAAGACCTTGACACACATCCCCGGCAACTTTTTCGGCTGCTATAATGTTATAGCAAATTATTTGCTTAATACTTAGTTGTTTGTTCGTTCCCATATTCTTTTGTTTTTAAGTTAGTAATCAAGTTCATTTAAAAGTCTTGTGTATTTGTTCACACTATCTCTATATGATTCAAATAACGGACAATTATAATAGCTAATTTTAGCCATTTCATTTCCGGTTTCGGACAATCTTTCAACATAGTAATTTAATGCGAAAGAATACTTTTTCTTTAGTTCATTATCATTATGTTGTTTATCGAAGTATTCACTACATGATGATAGGCTCAATGATAATAAAGCCAAAATTGCAATTTGTTTCATAATTCAATCATTTAATTATAAATAATAGTTCCGCCCGTGGAACTTGCACCACTTGCAAGGCTTTCAACCTTTGGCGGATAATTCGGTTTAAAAACCGTTATTTCCAGTCAGCTCCTTACTTACTCCAACAGCTAACCAAATCAAAATGCAAATCATGAACATATTATTTCCTCCTTATTTTAGTTATTTGATTATTTTCTTTAATGCTTTGCCGCTTCAAGCAACGAATAACGGGCGATACTTGCAAAGGCGGTTATAGTGGTGTGCTGCGTTTTCTAAATTATCAAAATAGTACCGCTTGGGCACGCTGCATATACGACCTCTTCTAACTATATATAGCACTCCGACAACATTATATACAACTGTGTACGCCTGTCTTTTCTCATCCCATCCCATCAGGCAGTATTCATGATCTGAAAACCTTGATTCAGATTCTTTTTCCAATTGCTTGTACTCTTTTTCTGTGTAAACCTGTGATTTCATATCTTTATAATTTTAGTTTGTTTCAGTTCCCGGCGGCGGTGTCGCTCCGCTTGTTGTCCTCCACACCGGGATAATTCGTTTTATCCGATTATTGTAACCGTATCGTATTCTTCACGCTCCCAGCCTTGATAATCGCAATACTCGCATGTGAATATAGGCATATCACGTTCCCCGTATCAGTTAAGGCTCGCCCATGTGGTTGGGTCGGGTATGTTATTTTTCATCCACACGCTATAATAGCGTTTTTCGTCTTCATATAGCTTGTATCCGTTTTCTTTGGTTTCATTATATCCGTCTTTTACGGATGTTACGTTATAATTCATATTTCTTTTCTTTTATGAGATTGTTCGCGGTTAATAATTCGTTTTTTTAATCCTTTTCCGAAATCCCGGCAGCCGTATTACTGCCGGGGTGTCATAAGATGATATGTTGGCAAAGCCCCAACAATGTATCTATGCTAATTGTGGCAATATATTTTTATTGAATTTTGTATTTGCACATTCCAATGTTAACCTTGTTCGATTCTTCCAGTTTGTGAATGTCCCAACGTAACAGTATCATATTTCTACGTCTGTATGCACCGCCTTTACCCGCATTGTTATAATACGCTTGTAACTCCCTTTTAAGCATTATGATCGTTTCGCTATTCATATTATTATTATTTATCTGATTCATCATTTTTGTTTATAAATTCGCGTAGCTTATCCCTGTCGGTGCCGGAAATGAATATCACAGCACCGAATAACAAAACCAACAAAACCATATTCAGCTAATTAAATGACCGTCTTTAATCGACCGTTACCATCCGTAAACCCGTTAAGTATTTCCGCCTCTTTTTCAGCTTCTTCCTTAGTCGGATAGCATTCTATTATACAGTTGTCCAAATTATCTAATATTCCGTAATATCCAAGATTTAA